TGAATTTGCATTACATGAACAGACTCCGGACGTTGACATAGACGGTGATATCTACCAGATTGCCGGATTAAAATATTCTGAACTCCCAGAAGAACTGCAGGCGGCTATCAGTTCATATAATTTCACAATTTATAATCTGGAAGAATGTACAGATGAAGAAATTGAAGAAATGTTTTACCGACTTAATAACGGATCTGGATTAAGCAAAACGCAGATTGCAAATGTTAAGTTAGGTATGAAGCTGGCTAAATTTGTAAAAGAGATGGTTAATAGAAAGTTCTTTACAGAGGTTTGTCATTTCACTGGCGCACAGTATCGAAGAGCAGCAGACGAAAAGACATTTATACAGTCAATGATGCTGCTGGACGTAAAAGACGGTGATTATGAACTCACATCTATTTCAGAAGGTTGTGTTATAAGCTATGCAGAATCTTTACATGATAACTATTCAGATGCAAAATGTGAGAGATTAGAGAAGATCATGGACTATCTGGAAGAAGGATTTGACGGCAAAGAGAAGTTTATGAAGGTAATTAATATCCCGATGTTTATTTATATGGCTGATGAGGCTATTAATTCCGGAATTACTTCAAGCGAATATTATAGCTGGTTTGAACAGTTCGCCAGAAAGTACAGCCCGGATTGCAAATATGCAGAGAATTGTGGTACTGGATCAATCAAGAAAGACAAGGTAAACGGCAGAATTGCAGTGTTAAGAGAAGATTTTGAACAGTATTTTGCCGAAGAATTGAAACTTACAAATAATGAAGAGGAATAGAATAGTTTAGATAGGTGGCGTATCGTTTTGATGGTGCGCCACTGAATTATAGGTGAGGCAAAAATATGACAAGTGATATGGTATTAAATAATTTAAGACAACTTATCGGAAATGAATTTGACGAAGATGACATCATCTGTGCATTTGAAGATTACGAAGTCGATGGAGAAAGTTCTGTATATGTTGGAGACAGCGACAATATCGGCTACGATAAAATTGCATATATAGAAGGAGATACCGTTCAATTTTTATTTGAACTAAATTCAGAAAATATCATTGAAGATGTATGGATGGAGTAGGAATGGATGAATATATTCGCTATAATGGTAGTCGTATCAAAAACATACGAGGGCAGCACTTTGGACATTTAATTCCGCAGAAAATTGTAGGAGTTAAAAATAAATATGCCATATGGGAATGTTTGTGTGATTTATGCGGTGGTACAAGACAGGTTTCCGTAAAGTTATTAAAGGGTGGCAGCGCAACAATGTGTGAAAAATGCATCAAAGAAAAAAGAAGAGAATTATTGAATAAAAATTGTTATAATGCAGATGCAATTGCGTTTAAAGACCTTACTAGGAAACAATTTGGATTTTGGACAGTTTTGAAAAAGGGCGAATATAAGAATAACACACAGATGTGGGTATGTAAATGCAAGTGCGGAACAATCAAAGAAGTTTCTCCATATCATCTTATATATGGTAAGAGTGTAAGCTGTGGATGCTCTGCATCTTATAGTCTGATCGGAAAACGGATAGGTATGCTGAAAGTAACGGGAATTACGAAAGAAAATGGACTGTCTTGTATTTGTAAATGTGATTGTGGTAACATAATTACATGTACTGCATCTGATCTTGAGTGGAAACGCTCATGTGGATGCGCTGATGAAATAGAAAAAGAAAAACATACTAAAGCGTCTATCGTTTTAAACGGTCAAAAGATGAGAAAAGATAATACATCGGGAGTCAACGGGGTACATAGGGCTAACGGAAAGTGGGGAGCTGCAATTACATTCCAGAAGCAGTCCTACTGGCTTGGTACTTATGACACCATAGAAGATGCTGCAAGTGCCAGGAAAGAGGCAGAACGGCATTTATATAGTGACTTTTTGGAATGGTATATGACTTCATATAGAAAGAAAAGCAAATAAAAGAATAGTTTGATAATGCAGATGAAAGACTGATTTCAGGGAAGGAATTACATATGTATACAAGTTACATTGATTATGCTCCTAAAGGTAGTATTTATTTGGGGCAATATAAAAAATTAAATGATGCTTGGAAAGCGTGTGCTGAAGCATTGGAACTTTTAAAGAATGTGGATGTTATTTATAGACCAATTATTATTGAAGAACAATAAAAATTCGACTTTCATGGAGGTATAAAAAATGGTTAAGAAAATAAAAGGCGGTGGAGATATTGCAAAAGTTCCAGAATGGGTAAAAACAGAAGAAGATTTGGAAAAATTTGCAAATGAATACGCTAATCAAAATATTAGTGTAGGATATGATTTACTTGATGAACCTATGGATCAGGACGAGTTTTTAGAGCAAGTTACATCTGCGTATATAGATGCAGAGAAACGTGGATTCGATAGTATTGTTGTGGCAATTGATACGGATTTAGACACGACATATTATATTAATGACACACCAGATGGATTCCAATGTGATTTATGGGATTATTATTTTGATGATCTGGAAACTATTGCTTCGCAGTTGTATGACGAAATGCATGGTAGTGTGACAGAAATTAGAATTGAATAATGCAATTAATGAACCAGAATATAATATGCTATAGGATAAAAGTAATAAAAACTATTGATATTCAATAAATAATACTGTATAATAAAGTAGAGAATAAAATGGAGATATAAAACAATGGATTTGAAAATTGGACGCTATGTATTAGATATTAATGAAAAAGATATAATCTTGGATAATGGTAATTGTTATCAAATCATTACTAAAAAAGTAGGAAAACGATGGGAAACCTATTCCCCGACAATAAGTGAGAGCCTTTTTGACAGATTGAATAAATATGGTGCAGTTTATACTAATGAAATGCTCAAGAAAAAAGCTTTTGAAAGATATCATATTAATAGTTGCACGTTTTGGGCTTTTAATATGAAAAAGCTGGAAGAGTTTTTGAAATAATGTATCTGGTGGTGGTTTATATAAGGCTGCCACCAGAAAAACAAAATAAGATAAAAGAAATAATGAAAAGGTGTTGACAAGACACAACTTATAATATATAATAAGAGTATAGAAAACGAAGGGAGATTTAAAAATGAGTATATATCAGTTGGCAAATAACAATTCATTTTTAGGATTTACAGATAACAGAACAGCTTTACAGGCTGGCAAGATTGAAAAATGTCTGTCTAAAGCATTCAGATATAATGGTGTTGTAATGGAACGCCGGGATAAAATGCTTCAGGATTTAAGAAATGGTAAAGAACCGAAGATTGCAGAAGAAACTGTAAACGGGAAAACAAAGAAATCCTATAGAGTATATTCCACAATCAAAGACGGTGAGTTTGCCGGAACAAGAGTTTTCAGTGAGATTACCAAAACAGAATATGATTTCTGTATGTATCTCATTAAAAATGATCTTGTTTCAGAAGAACGTGTAAATTCTTATCTTGAAGAAGAAAAAAATAAACGTATCGAAGCTGCAAAGGCAGAGCGTGAAGCAGAAGAAGCAGCCAGAAAAGAAAAGGAAAGACAGGAAGAAGAGAAAGAAAAATTTAATTCCTGGGTAAAATCAGCAGCAGAAATGTATATTGGAACTTCAAAAGGAAATCTTATGGAGAAGATTTATATTGACAAGTTGGGCGAGTTTAAATATCCCATTGGAGCATTTACGCTTCTTGTGTGCATTGATAATATTGAAAATAACCCATTATGTAGGGAAGAACTGAAGGAGCGTTTATATACCGGTAATGTGGCGAGTCGCAAGACATTCGAGTGCGTTACGGGCTTAAAACTTCCGAAAAATAATCGTGATACACAGGAGTTTATTGATAATCTGAAAAAGTCTGATTATCGAGAAATGACAGAATATAAGGTACGCAAAAAGTCGGACAAAACAGAAGAAAGCAAGCCAGAAGATGCAGAAAAAGAAGAATTTTATATTCTTGAATTTGATCCAACCGATGAAAACCGGAAGCCGGAGTATAGAAAAATAATGGCAGAGAGAATCGAAAAGAAAGGTTTCGAGTGCTTTATTCACGAAACAGAAGATGGGAAAATTGCAATTTCTTCAGCAGAATGTGGCATGAGGTTGTCGGTCGGTTCTACAAAAGCCGAAGCTATCAGGGAGTTAAAACGGACAATTAACAAAGTGGGAGATGTAACATTGAGAAAGAACATTCGGATGGCTATTGAAAGATTTGGGAAAAGCCCATATAAAGCAGCGTAAAGAAGAATACAATAAACGATAGGAGATATATAAAATGAGTTTAACTGGCAAATTTGGGAATTTTGAAATCAAGAAAACAGACAGAATCAGTAAAGAGGATCAGGAATGGTTATTGCACAGAGAAGAATTGTATAAACGCACGCTTGCTATACACAAAAGTGTATATGATATTTACAAATCAGTTGATGGCACATATACAAAAGAAGATAAGAATGATTTTTATAGCCTCATTGTGGGAGATTTCAACGTTCCAAAAGAAGTCAGCGAAATTCAAAATTCTTATATTAGTGGTATTTTCTCTTACTTCCGAAGAAAATATAATGTAAAGCTGGAAAATAAATTTGAAGAATACGATTATTCGCGTGAATTATATCGTTATTCAAAAACAGATCCAGTAAAAGATCTTGTGATTGATGAAATTGATTATCATACTGTGCTTGACAAAATCTTCGATCAGCTTGGAGGATTGAGCTTTAAAGAAAAAGCTATAAAAGAAATAAAAGATAAGCTAAAAGAAGAATGTTATACCAGTTATCGCAATAACTGGAGTATTAAGATAAGTGGGAAGAAGCTCATTTATACTGGCGGTTATTGCAGTCAGTCATATAGCAATTATCATTTTAATAGTACAAATTGGATGTATGCAATGTTGGAGGCGTTCTCATACAACGTATACAAAGAAAAATGCCGTATTATTTCGTTGGATAGATTGTATGATAGCTATTATATAAAATTAGAAGAAGAAGATTTTAAAAATGGATTTTCAGCACCAGAAGTCGGAGTGGAACATATCAAATTTTACAAGAATGGAAGAGTTGATATTACATTCCAGAGTGGCGAATTTTGTCGAGATTTCGCAAGAGAATGGTGCGGTTACACATTAGTTTAGGAGGTTAGCAGATATGAAATATAATTATTCAAATGAGGTTATCCCGCAAGATCAGCGGAGTGACATAAACACAAAAATCGAATATATTGTAAACAATGATCTGCCGGAATCCGAAACGGGAATCTCCAAAGAAGATATTTTTAACGCTTATACAGGTGTTGGAGGGCTGCATGGACTGCAGTTCTCTAATTACTCAAATTATTATGACTACCAGAAAGCGAAAGCTGAAATTGAGCAGGGGCAATTTTTCACACCATATAAATTAGTAGAGTGGATTTATAATTGCCTACATATTTCAAATAATGATTTAGTGGCAGACCTTACTTGTGGTCACGGGGCTTTTGCAAGCTGCTGCCCGGTAGAATCAAACTTTTACGGTTGTGAATTGGACGGAAAATC